CGGCCGCAGCTGGCACAAGCGACAGTAGCTCAGCCGGGATGTCGTTAAACAGGTTGGCCGAGTTGATCGGAGATGCTTTGCCCAACAGGCCGAAGTTGCTTGCGGCCGTTTGGAATCCGGCAAGGTCTGTGACTCCGCTGATTCCGAACAACGACGCTGCCAGGTTAGCCCAGTCCATCGCAGCTGCTGTAGCCGTCGCCAACAATCCACTCGGATTGAGGTAGTTGGTGATGACGCTGTTCCAAATCGCTTGGATACCACCAGAACCGAGTGAGGTGTTTCCCAAGCCCGGAAGCAGCGTGCCCAGGTTGTTGAAGTATGGAAGCCCGCCAGTCGTCGCGCCGGGGAGGATGGCTTGTGTGAACAGAGTCGTCCACGCCGCGAGCGGGGTTGTGAAGCCTGAGATGAAGTCAATGAACGGCGTGAACATGCCGGCAAAATTGAGGATGCCGTTGAGGTTCTCGACACCACCAGAGAACGCCTTGATGATTTGGTCGAGTTCATCGACGGCTAAGGCAATTTCGTGTACCCACGGCGCGAGCGAACTCAGTACAGGGTCGACAAGCTGACCCAGCTGGTGAAGGTTAAATTGATGCAAGAGTTGGGTTATCGCATGCCACATATCCGCGAACGGGCCGAAGCCGTCAGTGGTTATGCCCAGCGTGCTGAGAAGGTCCCAGAGGTCTTGGAACAGCTGCATCGTATCCGTCGTGACGGAACCGATAGCCGTGAGAAGCTCATCAACACTGTCGATGAAGTCCTGATCGATGCCCATCGCGTTGAGCCAGCCATCGATGATGTTCTGGATCTCAACTGTGAAAGAGTCAAGCGGGACAACATATCCCAGAAAGAAATGCTCGGCCATGTCGAGCAGCGAGATGGGGAACGGCTTGGTGCTATCAAAGCCGAAGATGGCGCCTAGCGCGGGCAGGAAGTACTGGAGGTCACCTAAGTCCACCCCGTACAACAGTTCTCCGCCACCGAGCATGACAACAAAGTCGCTCGCCATACTCTTGATGCGCTGTATGGAGTCCTGGTTGGCTTGGTCGATGCCCTTCTGCATCACCCCGATGTACGAAGCGATGTAGTCAACGAATTGGTTGAGGCGTCGCAGATTTGCCTCAAAGTCCTTGTTAGTGTCAGGGTACTTAGAGCTGTTGATCTGCGCCAGCTGCCGAGTGCTCTGCGACTGGTATGTATCGAACAGGCCTATGCTCATCCGACCGGCCCGAGCGTGATGAGAGCGGGCGGGAATGTCAACAGGAGCTGCTGGGCGCTACGAGTAACGCTCTGTCCCAAATTCACATATCCGACAAGAGGTTTCAGTGCGTCGCCCAGGCCCGCAGGAGCCATGTACAGGACGGCACCAACGACACCAGAGACAGTCACAGCCGGCCAGTTAACGCTGCCACCAGGTATGGTAAGCGTCTTGGTCGAGCCACTATAGCTCGGCGTGATCCCAGTCACCTGTAACCCGCCAGCGGTATAGCCTGAGCCGGTCACCTCACCGTTGACGACTGACTTGAACTTATGCGTATTCTGGTTGAAGACATAGCTGTTTGTGACAAGCATGGCGAACATCTGGTCAGCCACGTTGATTCGTCCCTCAACCAGAGATTCAAGGAACAAGCCGTATGCGTGAGCAGTAATCGCCATGATCAGCCTAACGTCGGAGCGCCCATAGCCACAGGCACACCCATAGTCGCGGGAACGCTCAAAGTCATTGAGCCGTCTGAACTTCCAGGGAAGTAGATTGGGTCATAATCGAACGCTCCCTCAGCCTTAAGCGTAAGCTGGCACTGCTGCTGCTCGGAGTCATAGCCGATGGCGATGATCTTGTGGAGTTGGTTCACATCACCGACGAAGGGCTGGAAGCCTCGCACCCAAATACGGTCTGCGACATCGTAATACCCAAACGGCGCATTCGGGTGGTCTGGGTCGATCATGATGCTGTCCCAGTACGATGGCGACTGGCGCTTGGCTAGCTTCTTGCGTGCCCAGGCCGCTGCTCGCTCGTCGGTGTTCAACCGGGCATCATCCTGCATAACCACTCGCCGGAAGCGTGTGGGGTCAGCGTTCTCAAAGGTGCTACTGATCTCAGTGCCGGGGAACCAGCCATCCACGATAACTGCTGAAGCCCAGTCCATTTCGGACTCAAGGTGCGGGTCCATCTCGATGACGTTCTCATTCTGTATGAACGCCAAGTTATCCTGCTGCGCACCAGCATACGGGTAGCCCAGGAACAACTTCTTGTCGATGGCGGTTCTATCTGCGTTCCATGCGCTTTGCTCAACGTAGTCGAACGGGATGTCACGAGCCAAAGCGTCACAGAAGTCACCGCAGTCGGCTTTGTCTTCGGCGCGGATGAACTCGGCAAAGAAGTTCAGGTTGGTGATGTTTCCATCGAAAGCGTAGCCGGGCAACATTTCTATGCCTGAGATGGCGGGGTACACCTGGACGCCAAGGTTTCCGTCAGCGAAGCTCTGAAGGTGAGTCCAGACCTTGTGGAACGGTTCAAAGGCGTCGCACGCCAACGGATTCCAGTTGTCCAGCCACGGCATCTTCTTCATGTACGCCGAAAAGCCTTGCGCTTCAAGGTGCATCACACCAGACTTCTTGTCTACCTTGGACGGCACAACCAACCCACTCGCCCAAATCTTGCGCTCCCCAGCGATCATCTTCTCAGCGTGGATCCAATGTCCCCAAGGCTTGAAGAAAATGCCTTGCGCGCTGTACTCGCGGTAGTTAATGTCAAACTGAATGTTGGCAGGACCGCTCAAGGCGCGCAACAGCTTTGGCTTCTCAACGACGAGATCACGCGACAGGATGTTGCCTGTACGCGCCTCCTCAACGATGAACCTCCAGCGGTCTTGGCTAAATGACATTGTATGCCTCTCGCCACAAGAACCACATCTGGCTATCAGACGTCGTGCTGCCAGAGTCAGCAGTCCAACTGACCGGGATGCTTTCGCCTTCCATGAACTGAATCTGGTCTAAGTACAGTGTGTCGCCAACTATCTCCATGCGACGGTTAATTCCATTGGTATCAACGAATCTCCGCTGCCACGGGTAAGTGCTAATCTCCATCGACACGCCAGCCGGCAAGTGTGAGACTGTCTGAATCACCTGATCTCCGTAGGTGATTACGGGATTGACGGCTGGGCCCTGGATGTAAATGCGCACCCACGAGTCAGCATCGCCTAGACCACGCTCGGCGGTGAGCGGAGCACCACCGGGTGGCATACCCGCCAGCGGCGTGGCTGGGTTAGGGCTACCGACAAAGTACTCAGTGTCAGTGTGAGCAAACGTATCTGCGCGCCGGAACTCAGCTTGGATGTCAATCCAGTCGGCTCTCGCCGTATCCGGCGCGTATTGGAATTTGCCTGGGCGCCCATAGATTCGGAGCACCTCACCATCACGCGTGCAGAAGTACAGCGGAACTACTGTGCCCCACTGCATACGGACGTTGCGAGCCTTCCACGTTCGCGCCAGTTGGCCCAACAGCGTACCTCGCAAGGAGAACAAGTCATCAGGCTCAAGGCCGCCAGGGTATAGATGTTCAAATTGCGGCAGGATGTAGTTCTCCTGGATGGCCATCGTGAAGATGATCGGAGCTGGCACCAAAGTGTCTACGCCGAAACGGTTTTCATCCGTGCGCTCAACTTGGAAGTCCTGGTTTTGGACGTTGTATGGCTGGACCTCGCACTTGCTGACCGGGATAGTTGTGTTGCGGCCGAACGTGATCAGCGGATTGCCGATGGCGTACTGAAACGGTTGCATCATTCTCTCCCTGCCACGCTCATGACTTCTGGTCCACCTGTCGATACCATCCACATGGACTCATCCATCATGTTACGAGGCGTCTGGCCGGGACCGGCGTAGATGTTCACCTGCGTCTGTCGAAGATTGGGTTGCGCGTTGGGGTTTGGGCCTCCATAGGCGCGAGCCATCCAGCTAGGCATGTTGTGCGTAGCCTTGTTCAGTGGGTTGTCCTGGCTGTAGGCATATATCTGTCCAGTGTTGGTGTTCAACAGCATTCGGACGTTACCGCCAAGTGGCCCAGTGTCCGGCCCGCCAAGCATCATGCCAGCGAACAGTGCGCCGTACTTGCTGGCCTGCTTCCAGACCTCCTGGCCTAAGTCGATGCCAGCGTTGGTTGCTTCTAGCGCGGCCTGGACGATACCGGCGATTGCCTGAATACCACCGCCGATAGCACCGGCCATACCAGTTGGGTCACCAGCACCCGCACCACCAATCAAACCACCAACGTCCCCAACAGTTTTCGCAATGTCGGCAGCGGTCTTGATGAACGTCTGGGCGTTGTCGATGAAATGCATGATGTCTTCGGTGTTAGCGAAGCCACGAGCCAGCTGGTGCATATTCTCAGCGCCTGCTTTGATATTCGTGATGACGTCTTGGAACACCTGTATTGCGTCACCGACGAGCGAGCCAACGGAGCTCATGCCGTTCTGGAACGCCTCCATGGGTGTCTTACCGCCGAACGGCAGCTGTTGGTTCTGGCTCAGAGGACCGCCAGGCATCGCTGTTGGGACTACACCTGCCGCGTTGGCTGCCGGGTTGGTCGGGTCATACACATTGGTAGTTGACCCAGGTGGCGCCGCGTAGTAAATGGGCGGCACGTTGTCTGGGATACCGTGTTGTTGCCGAACATCTTGCGGGATAGGCTGACTGATGTCCCAACCGGCTGGCGGCTGGCTGATCCAGTTGTTGCCTCCAGGCGGTGCCGGAGTACCGCTGCCGGGAGCCGTCGGCAGCGGCTGGCTAGCGTTCGCTGGCCGAACCGCTCGCTGTTGCGTTGGCGGGGTCTGCCCGGTGGGCTGTGTGGTCGTGATGGGAACCTTGACTTGGTATGTCTCGGTTACTGTATCGGTGGTTTGGTTGTTGGCGCGCCAGGCTTTTGCGTCAGCTGCGTCGCTGTACCACCAGTAGTACTGGCTATGTCCTGGAGGCGTCTGGCCAGCGTTGGGCCGATTACGCTCAACTTGGCGAGTCCTTGTCTCCGTGCGGAATTGCTGCTGCGGAGCTTGGGCACGAGTCGCGTTGGCCGGGATGGGCCCAACGAAACCAGCCGGATACTGTACCGGCGCAAGGGAATCCGGCCCTTCAGGTGTTCCTGGTGGTGGCGTGAATCCTTCGCGCCTGTAGTCTCCTGTTGTCCGCAATGGCCTTTCGACTGCGCCAATATTGATCTTTGGAGACAAACCTTTAGCCACCGGAATGCCGAGCACCGGCTGGTCCATGACAGCGCCAGCAATCTGATTGGGCGGCAAACCACGGTTGGCATCAGCAATGCCACGGTTCAACCCCTCCTCAGCCGCGCTACCGACGATGCTGTATGCGAGTAGCCCGCCACCGGCTACGGACAAGATTGGGCCCGCAACACGTCCTACAGTGCCGAGCGCACCGCGTAGGCCGCCTGCTCCGCTCTCCACAGAGGCTGGTTCTGCCCCGGCGATAGTAGCAGGGTCTGCTCCGGTAACAGATGCTGGCGGTGTTGCTGGGAGTCCTCTTGGCGGAGTGTTGAAAATGCCTGTGCGAGCACCCATGTTGATCTGCTCGGGCGTCATCACGTTCCACTGCACGCCTTGCAGGTTCTCTATCGGAACGCCTGGGCCCTCCCAAGCAGACACAGGAATGCGGCCGCGAACAACAGCCGGGTTGTCACCACCATAGATACGCATGTTGGTGCGAGCAGAGTTGATATCTGGCGAGAAGAATGCATTGCGGCCAGGAGCTTGCCTGAAGCCTTGTTGCGCAATGGATTCCGCGTTAGCAGCATCCGTAGCGTGGTACACATCAACCATGAGATTCGGGTTGATGCGCGCCGCATCCTGAGGTGATAGCATGCTGCGAGACACCAAATCTTGCAATGTCTCGTCGCTAGCACCCATGAGCTGCGTCGCGCTCCGAATGCTCTCAGCGCCAGTCGGATCACTGAGATCAACGTTCAAGCCCTGATATGATGCGGTGTCATACGCACCCATGGCCCGAATCTCATCAACAGGGATACCTGTTCTGGCCGATGCCTCTTCAATCGTTTCAGAGCCGGCTGCAACACTTTGCGCTGCATTGGCTCTCGCCATTACGCGTCGGTAGGCCCAAATGCCCATGCGACCCGCCACAGCGCCACCGCCAACTGCGAGCGCGGCTGTAGTCGCGGTGCCTCCTAGCCCTCTGCCAACTCCACCACCGGGCAAGCCGACTCCTGGCGCTGCTGGAGCACCGGGGCCACCGCCCTGAGGCAGAGGCGGCAAGCCCTGCAAGAAGCTTGGCGGAAGGTTCTGTAGCGCAAGGATATTCCGCTGGAAGTCAGGCTCTTGGTCGCCACCGATACCACCTGGACCCTGCATGGTAACGTGGATATGAGTGAGGTGTGCCTGATCTGGATCGTTGCCTTGGTAGTCATATGCCGTAGGCGGCTGGCCGGTCGCATAGTACTGACGACGGTAGATGAGATCACCGATGCCGAGAGCCTGTGCGTTAGCACGCAAGAACTCAAGCATCTGGTTGCCTTGAGCGATGCCTTCTGGCGAGTTGTAATCGCCAGGTATCATGATGTCAAGCGCGTGACCACTCGGGTGATACGGCAGACTATCCTGTCGGACACCACCAATCGTGCCGACTTGCGGAAACAACGTCTGGATAATGCCCGAAAGGTTCTGCGCTGCAGGCTTTAAGCCCTCTGCGCCTTCCTGGACGCCTGGGCGCTGTTGGCCGTAGATGGGCGGGCGCTGTCCCGGCGCAGCCGCACCACCAGGTGGTGGAGGGGCAGCAGGGCCAACAGGATACCGGCCCATAGCGGCCTGAACACGCTGGACGTAATCTTGTGGCTGCGCATTGCCCTGCCAGTCGGATGCTACACCGGCCTGCCCGACAACGTCCGCAATCCACTGCGACTTCTCCTGCGGCGAACCATTTTCTGGGAAAGCCCCAATCTTTGTCCCACGAGCTGTGGTGGCTCCCTGTCGATCCTGAATCTGCTTGGCTAACGCATCGACGTGCGATTGAAGGTCAGTGCCAGCTTGCGAGTCTGTAAACCCAAGCGTCGGAACACCACCTGGATTGTTACCTTCGACATCGCTAAAGCCCTGTAGCAGTTGGATCATCTGCGGTCTATATCCCTTGGCGCGCAACGCTGCAGCTAATGGCGTCTCACCGGCTACAGGTGCGGCCGCAGGTGGTGGCGGCGCTGCTGGGCCGGGTGGCGGCGGAGGCACACCAGCGGAGCCGGGGCCAGCCGGGGTGCTCGGTGCGGGAGGTCCACCGCGTGGGCCAGGTGCTTGCGGGACACCAGGAACCGACTGCTGCGGAACTGGCGGAGCACCGGCAGGCGGGTGCGGCACGAGGTTAGGCAGCGGTGGCTTACCACGCGTCTGGGGCGCGTTCTCAATGCCGGGAATCTTCTGCTGCTCAGGTGTAAGACCAGGCTGCTCAGCGAAGATGCCTCCAGGCCGCGTGAGCGGGTTATCACCTTTATTCCACAGCGACGCAGCAACTTTCGTCGTGTTGACGACGATGTCCGAAACATCCTTGAACAGACCGAACGCGCCAGCTGCGATGTCATGCCAAGCTTGTAAATCCTTGGTAATGCTGTCGATCCACTGTTCCATACCGGACTGGCCTTGCCACTTCTGGCCGCCTGCGCTGCTTGCGGTTCCGGCGCTAGTGAACCCGCCAAACCCGCCAGCCACTCCGCTAGCGACACCAGA